ATGGCCCTCCGAACAAACGTCCAGCGCCGCCCCGGTTCTGCGATGTATTACGCCCGAATCAGCATCCCTTCTGACCTTCAACCGCACTACCCGACTAAGCATCCGGGACGATTTAAAGCTGAGCTTTGGAAGTCGCTGGGCACGCGCGATCCGAAGGAAGCGGGCGCTAAAGCCCTGCCCGTCCTGGCAGGCTGGAATGCCGAATTTGAGACCCTGCGCCGTCTCCGCGAACCAACCTCCAACGATCTCGGCAAGGCCGTTTGGGAACATTACGAGCGCACAATTGATGCGGACCAGAAGGCTCGGGCCGCATACCCCACGCAAGCCGAGATTGAAGCGGCCACCCAGAAACTGGTGCAGGACATCGAAGCCGGTCGGGTGCCTTGGTCAGACGATCCGCTGGTGCAGTTGAGTGCCGGTCTCGATGTCAGGTTGATGCGGGACGCGGCAAAGATGGACCGCGAACGGCGCCTCGTTCTTTTGGCCGAGTTGCGCAAGCATTTGGCGAGCGGCGAGACAGCCCTTATCGCATGGGCCGCAGACGACCTGATTCGCCGTGAAGGCTATTTGGCGCCTAAAGGCTCGCCGGTTTACCGGGATATCTGCCAGCGCTTGCAGCGGGCTCAGATCGAAGGATTAGAGCGCACCCTTGAGCGCGACGCCGGCAATTTCGCAGGGAAGCCCGCTGATCCGCTGGTGACGCCGCCTGATCCGACGCGGGGACACAAGATCGCTGCGCCCGGCGAGACGATCCTTGAACTCTACGCAAAGTTCGAGGTCGAAAAACAGGGTTCGGTCACCCCTGACACATGGACGCAAAACCGCATCATCGTGCAATGGTTCGCCGAATTCATCGGCCAGACAACGCACGTCTCAGCAATCACCCGGAAGGCTGTTCGCGATTGGAAGCACAAGCTCGCCAAGTGGCCGATCAAGGCGACCAAGGTGAAGGAATTTCAGGGCATGGACTTCAACAAGATTGTTGAGGCCAACGAGACCTTGAAGCGACCGACGATCGCGCAGAACACGCAGAACAAGTATCTCAGCGCGATAGCGGGTTTCTGCCAGTGGCTCGCGAACAACGAATATATCGACCAAGACCCCACCCAGGGCATGTTCTTGGCAATCGACAAGCGCAAGCGCAACCGCTTTCCGTTCACGGATGACCAGTTGCGGGCCATTTTCGATTCACCGCTGTTCGGAACGTGTCAGGGCGATGACCGTGAACACCTGCCCGGCAATGTCCGAATTCGCGATTGGCGTTACTGGTTGCCATGGCTGGCGCTCTACAGCGGCGCCCGGCTTGGCGAGCTGGCGCAGTTGTTGGTTGCGGACGTTCGCGAACTACATGGCGTTTGGATCATGCACATCACGCGCGAAGGGTCCGCTCTGAAATCGACCAAGACCGAAGGTTCGCAGCGCGTCGTTCCGGTTCATCCTGAACTGATCAAGCTGGGCTTCCTCGACTATCACAAGGCAATGGCTGAACGTGGCGAAGTTCAGCTATTCCCGGAGATCAAGCCGGACGCGCGGGGGTTCTTTTCGGGTTTCCCGTCGCGGTTTTTCAACGGGTATTTTCGCAAGATCGGCGTCAAGGTCGATAAGACAACGAACTTTCATTCGTTCCGGCATAGCGCCGCAGACGCTTTCCGCCGTGCCGGCTATCTTGACGAACAGTTCGGACCGTTGATCGGTCACACCAAGAGCAGCACAACCGGGCGCTACGGCATTATGCCGCAAGGCATCCTGAGTGAACGGGTCAAGATGATTGAGGCGATCTCTTATCCGTCCGTCACGATCAAATAAGCCCCAATGATAGCGGTGCAGACCGTCCGATTATCATGTCTTTCTGATCAGCACTTTGTAGCCGCGCCGCTCCAGACAGTCAGAGATTGGCTGACCAACACCAAACACCTTCGACACGGTCGCGGTGCACTCGGCGAGATCATCGGCGTAGCGCTGCGCATCAACGCCGCGCATATCGACGATCGGCGGTTCGACCGCGGATTGAGTTGCACAGCCTGCGAGAATAAGGGCGGGGAGGAGAACGGACAGTCGCATAGGGGCATTCCAGACTCTTGCCCGGATCAGGGCGCTCCCGATCAACTTAAGCGAGAGTCTGAATTTTATGCAAGTGTTGGGCGCGATCCATACCGCGCCCTTACTTGTTGCGCGCGTAGACGCTACCGGATCACGCCCGACGGATTGCGATCCTCTTCCTCGCTGATGAAGCGCGCTTCGGATTCAGACTTGTGGCCGTGCGGGTCCTCCAAGAACTCGGCTTCCGGCTTAGCTTCATCAACGTCCAACTTCCGGCTCGACTCCGGGGCAATCCCGCGCTCGCAAACAATCGCTTGCACAATCTCGGCTTCGATCTGGTGGCGCAGGAATTCGGACGGCCGGATGGCACCGAAGGCGTTCAGAACAGCATCGACGCGACCGGCAACGAGACGGTCGAAGGTTTGGTCCGGAAGAATTTGGGTGAAAGGCATCATCGCACCTCTTGCGGTTTCAATGACCGCAGACTCTCACGGCCGGGCGCCCCCATCAAGAGATATTCTTTCTAAATATCAATAACTTAAGTAAGTCAGTATTGACTGATTAGGTATAACTTCCTGCCGAACCGCTCCCATTTCCGACCCTCACCGTAATTCGGCGAGTGTCCAGCATGAAAACGGGACACTCGCCGATTTAATTCGATGGAAATTCGGCGAGTGTCCGGAGAGAAATTCGGCGAGTGTCCACCCGATCAAAAGGGACACTCGCCGAATTTTTCCGAGCCGGCAGAATAGTGGGCCGGCGGTATCCTGATCATGGAAAAGAGGGCAAATTAATTCGGCGAGTGTCCGTTTTCCCTATATTTTTATATTCTTCTCTTTCTTCATTCTCTGATTGATTTCAAAAACAATCGAAGAAATGGACACTCGCCGAATTTTCTCCGGCTAGGAAGCTCGCTGATACGCTCAAGAGACTTCCCGGTGTGGAAGCCCTCCCGGTCAAAGAAAATCAATCAGCGGGCTTCCTAGCCGATCCTCGCGGCCGCCCCCGAGGCTTCCGGGGCACGGCTAAGATTTCCTCTCCGGTCAGCCCCTTTGCCGCGCCTTCCCTCGCCTGAGCCCTCGGGATTTCAAAGCGGCGGGCGAACTGGTCCGGGGTGAAGCGCTCGCCGTTGTGGATGATAAAATTCGGCGAGTGTCCGGATCGCGGAGGCGCCGTTAATTCGGCGAGTGTCCCGTTCTTGTTCTTGGCGAGTCGACGGCGGAAGGTTCGGGTGCTGATCCCGCTCGCCGCGCACAAGTCATTGATTGGAACGATGTGCCCCTTATCCGTGATCCGACCGCGGAGAACGGTCGGCTGTTGCAACAGCGGCCGGATGCCTCGCCAAAAATCCGCGCACTGTTTCCAGGGTCCTCGCTCAAGGGCCGCAACAAGCTGGTCAAAGACCGCCAGCTTGTTGCAATCGATCCCAAGCGCTTCCGCGCGCTGTTCCGGGGTAGTCGCGCCGCGAAGCTGGTTCAGGGCGTCGGCTTCCCACCAATCCGCCAGATAAACATGCTTGGCGTACAACGGCTTAGTTTCGGCCTGCTTGAGCAGGATTGCCCGTCGAATATCAGTGTTCTTGCCAAGCTCGGCCGTTGGATCATCTGAACCGAGTTTGTGCCCCGAAGCCGCCTTAAACGGCTTACGTTGTGCAACGACTACCGGCGAATCCAGCGACAGAATTTCAGCCGTGGCGACGCCTTGCGTCGGCGCAGCCCGATCAACCGCCCCTAGCCCCTCGCCGTCGCCATCGAGGGGTAGTTCATCGATTTCGACCGCCGCAGCCGGTTCGCATTGAGTTGGCGCCGTAACATCGGTCCGGCCGTAATACGCGAAATTCAGCGCGCGATTGAGCGGGTCGTTGCAATCGAAGGGCTCGTCGCTATCGATATTCGGACGGACAGTCCGCGGTTGCTCGGCCACATCGATCGTTTGAGGCGGCGTTTCGCTACCTGACGATTCGATCGCGGTCAGATCAAGCGCGTCCAGTTGCGCGATCGCGTCTTCTTCGGTGAAGCCGGAGTCGAGTTCGCCATTATCGATCGCTAGATCAGATAGAAGCTCGTTGATCGTCTCGGCTGCGGGCGCAGAATTTTTTTCAGAATTGGCCTGAACTTCTGTGCCAATGGCACTATAATAATTGGTGGAAGTGTTCGACGGCATCGACCTTCTAACTCCTGCTGTGTAGATGGGCGCGCCGCGAACGCGCCCATCTTTTTTTAATATAGCGGCGAGGTCGCCGCGCTACGTAATGTCACCTTAAAATACCGCCCGGACGCATTTGCGCCCGCAGCTCCCGAGCAATCATCTGCCTCAGCGAGTGTTCTGCGGCCTTCGCGATGGTCTCGCCCATCTTGGCGTGATCTTCCTTGCTCGCGCCCGGATTACCCTGAACGCTGACGTTGAAGGTTGGTGCAATAGTCGGTGCATTGACCACGCCGCCGATCGACTGAGCGGCTCCAGCAACCGCGCCGCCATCGGCGAACCGGGGCAGCGCGTTGTCATTGATCGCCTTCAAGATCGGAAGGTGCTTCGCCGTCGCGGCGGCGTTCACGATGAATTCCCCATTCGAGACGCGCGCGAGGATTGAATCTGATCGACCTGTGCCCGGCCCTGAGATGACGCCCCCGGTAGCAAACTTGGGCATCTGGTAGTCTCCAACCGCGATGGTCGAAACCGCGCCGCCATCTGCGAAGCCAAGCACGCCGGAAAGCCCCCGCATGATCGGGCCGACGACAGCGGCCTTGATAAGGGCTTCTTCTAGAGCGCGAATGATGACGCGGCTCATATCGGCGAAGCCCTGCGAAACAGACTTCGTACCGTCCAGCATGTCGGCGAACGCCGTCGTCATGCTGCCTTCCATGGTCCCGGCAATCGATTTCAAGGATTCGTTCAGCCGCATCGTTGCGGCTTCGCTGCTTGATAGCGCCGCCGGGATGTCGTCGCCGTAAAGGCCGCGCAGTTGTTGGGCAATCGCCGCATCTTGCGACGACAACAAAGCGGTGCCACGCCCAAACGCGGCTTCCTTGCGAACGCGCATCTTCTCAAGGCCCTGCGCGGCCTTCTCATAGGCACTCGCCACTTCCTCGATACGCTGGCGCTGCTGTTCGGTGACGACGTTTTCGCCAAGACCAGCTTCCTTGTTGAACTGTCGAGCCGTCGCGAACAGAGATGCGGCGACCTTTGCCCGTTCCTGCGCGGCGGCATTCAAGCCAAGCGATGCGGTTTCAGCCTCGATTGCTGCGGTCCGCTTTTCGATCGCATCGACACCTGCCTGAACCCGATCGCGAAGCGCTGGCGCCGTTTCGGTCGGCTTTTGGATATTGTCCGGGCGTCGCTGTGGCAGCGGCACGGGCTCGGAACCGGCAACGTTGATGTTTTCCGGAGCCGGCGCCATCGGGACCTGAGACGCTTCGGCCTGCGCCAATCTGCTCTGAACTTCCCGTAACTGCGCTTCGAGGCCAGAGCGTTGCAGGGGCGTTAGGCCCTGATCGCGCAACCGACCTTGCAGGCGGCTTTCCTCCGCCCTGCTCTGCACAATGTCGTTCGGTGCCGTGCCGCTGGTCGGGATGCCCGGCAAGAGCTTTGCCGCTTCGCCCATCAACTTAACGATGTCGATCCAGACGCTCTTGATCTTCATGCCGATCAAATCGAGCGCTTCAAGCGAAGGGTGAAGGTTCTTATCGACCGTTCGCCAAGCCTCTTTAAGCTGATCGTCGAGCTCCTTGGCGCGCTGAACAGCCGCGTTGCTGAACATCGTCTCGGAACGAGTTTTGACGCTGGTAAGCAGATCGTCAATCGACTGCTTCCCGGTCCTGATCTGGTCCGTGAACGCTGTTCCGAAAAGCTTGTCCGCAAGGTCGAGCGCCGCGACGCGATGCCCGATCGCCTCAAGCTGCTGCATATACGTAAGAACGGCAATGATCCGCTGATCATTGGTTTCGGCCTTGCGAAACATATCGAGGCCGGACGATGCCTGATCGGTCGTGAACAGTTCGCGAAGCCCGCGCATTTCCTGCTCAACGGCGCTGATCTTCGTCACGCCCTGATCCCAAACGGACCAATCCGGGTTGAGCATGGGCTTAAGTGCGCCGAAGGCATGCGCCAGGGCACCTTCAAACAGCGTCACTTGATCTTTTGCGCCCTTGGCGCCTTCCATGAACTGCTGGAAGAACTCAGGTGACAGCCCGCGCGCCGTTGATTTCTCGGCCACCTCCACCATTGTCTTGAGCTGGTCGCGAACTACCTGAACGGTGTCGCCCATCAATTTGAGGGTACCGACAACAAGCGCAAACTTGCCAGCGATCGCAAGCGCTGCGCGGGTATAATTGGCCGTGAGTGTCGATAGGATTGGCCCGCCGAGCTGCTGATTGAGGTCGGTGAACTCTTTGAGCACCTGCTTTGTCGCCGCCCGTGCGGCGGTGGTGCTTTCATTCATTGCCTTTTTGAATTCGGCGAGGTCGGCCCTGATCGGGATATTAAGCGCCGGTACTGTCATCAACCTTCACCTTTCCAACGAACAGGGATTGCAACACGACGGAAGCAACCAGCGCGCTAGGCATAAGGGGGCCGCGCCGGACGTGTTCATTGACCAACCGCGCCGCCTCGGAACGGCTCATCCCGCCCCCGATCAAACCCAACTCAATCACGCGCGCGGCGTCATTCTCTGAATACAGACCTTCCTCAAAGCGGCGCAGGCAAGCCGCTGGGCTAGTGCCGTCGATCCCGCGAACGTTCAGCACGTTGCGGACCCACGGGTGATTTAGATTGAAGCGGTGGGTTCCGCCTGCCCAAGTCAACTCTTGCCCGTCACTCATTGATGGCCTCGTTCACTGCTTTCTCAATTTTGGCCGCGATTTCGTCGCGCATGGCGTCGTAAGTGTTCCAAAAGAACGGGCGCGCCGGTTGTCGGCTGGTCCCGTATTCGAACGCTTCCGCATAGTCGTAATCTTCGCCCGAACCTTCGCGGATTTCCTTGATAGTTAAATCGCCACCAGCGACCACGATAACTTCAAGCTCATCTTCGCCGGGGACGACGGTGCAGCTCTCTTCAAGCCTGCCCGTCTCATCTGGTGATTGCTGCAACGCCCGGAGCGCAGCCCGTTGGGCATCCGAGAGGCGTTCGGCCTCTGCCCGAACCGCTTCGGAAACGTGCTGCCGCACCTTTTCCGGTAGCTGTTCAAAATACCGATCTAAGTCGTCGGACATTTTACAGAACCAGCATATCGGCAGTAATGGACGGATCGGCGAGGAATGAAAGGCCGCTGCTTTCACCTGCCGCAGCGCGCGAAACCGCCATCCAAGTCGCCACGGCACCGTCAATACGATCAGTGCTTTTGCCCTTGTGCATGGTGCGGTTGCCGGCGCTGTCAGTGTGGATTGCCACGTTCGAAAAGCACCAACGCAAGACGGGGTGCCCGCCGTGTTGGAATTTCCGACCGACGATCGCCCGTTCCAGCTCATTGAGCGCAGGTGATTGCGTCAGCCATCCCTGCCGAATGGTGCATGTTGGGAAGCCTTCATCTGTCAGTGGCCCCATGACCGGCTGCGCATAGGCTGGATCGAATCCGACCTCCCGAACATCGAAGCGCTCGCACAGACTGCGAATGCAGGCTTCAACAGCCCGGTAGTCGATGACATTGCCGGGCGTGGGTGTAATGAAGCCCTGCTTTGCCCATTCGACATAGGGCACCCCGTCACGCTCAGATCGGGCGCGCAGGTTGTCAGCGGGACAGAAGAAATGCGGCACTACAATATAGCCGCCCTCGCCGTCCCTGAATGCCGCGACAACTGCCGTCAAATCAGTGGTTATGCTCATGTCCACGCCAATCCAAGAGGCCTGCCCATTGAGCGCGTCCAGATCGATCGGCGCCGAGCCTTCGTCATAGACCGACATTTCAACGAACGGATTCAGAGCGTGGTCGCTCCAAATATTGAGGTTCAGTTGCTTGAAACTCTCGCGATCGCCGGGCCGGTCCTTTGCCTCCCGTGCGAACTGGCGCATCCCCTCAAGATCGGGGTAACCGTGTTTCAAGCCGGGGTTGACGCGATGCCAGATTGTTTCGTCGGTCCAATCGCAATCGGCCGGCGCCTCGAAAATGATCGGGAGCGTCGCGGGATCATCGATTTCGCCAAGCGCCACCTTACGGGCGTAGCTGTATTGCTCATAGGCGATTGATTCCTGGCCCCGTCCCGCGGTTGTGGTAATCACGTTCAGACTGCCGGGCGTCTTAAGCAGACCTGTCTTGAGCGCTTCCCACAGATCACGCTTGGGCCAAGCGTGGATTTCATCCATCAGCGTGAACGACGGGGTTCGGCCGTGCTGCGTCTTGGCGTCGGCACTGATCGCCTCGACCAGTGAACCAGATCGGCGATCGCGGAACCGATTACGGTGGTCGATCACGTCCACCAGTTTTGCGATCTTCGCATCCTGCCGAATGATGCTAACGGCTTCCTCAAAGGCGATGCGGGCTTGTTTCTGGTCCGCAGCGGCACAAACAACCTGCCCGCCGGGCGTTCGCTCCGGCCCGATTGAGTGCAACAACGTCAGGGCAGCGCCTAAGGTCGTCTTGCGATTACCGCGCGGGATCATCGCAAACACCGTTTTCACGATGCGAGTGCCGTCGGCATGGCGCGGGCCATAGATTCGGCGAATGATGCGTTCCGTCCACGGATCAAGCTGGAAAGCGTGACCACGCTGCCGGGATTTCGGGTGCTTAAGGTGGCGCAGGAAATTGACCGCCCGCTCGCCATAGCCGAACGGATCGGGAATCTCCGAGCCGTCATCAATCCAGGAAGGATAGGTCGTCGGCATTGTCATCACGGATTGAAGGTCGGGAGCGGGACACGGGCGTAAGCCCAAGTTCGGCGGCACACAGACGCGCGGTTGTCTGCGCCGCATTCATGATGCCAAAGGCCGGGTGTCGCTTCCCACCGACGACAAGCCCCTCTTTGTTGATCAGTCGCTGGGCATCGCGAACCGTGCCGATTGCGACACAGTAGCTTTCCAGCGTGCCGAGATCGCCAATCGTGATCGTCTTTCGCTCATTGAGAACGGGCGCTATGCGTTTCCATTCCCGCTTTGCGTCTCTCGACAACCACGCGGGCGGCTTCCCAATGTCGGACACAGGCGACGAACCCGCGACGATCTCTTGCGGCTTACGGCCTCTCATTGCCCGACCCTTTCGCAGATCAGATCAAGGCCGCGACCGCGTCCCAGCTCTTTGATTTGCTTAATCCGATAGCTGTCGCCGTCATAGATCACGCGCTGATCAAGGCTCGCGCCGGCAAGATACCGCGTGCGGAACGTGATTGACGTTTCCGAGGTCGAACCGCGCTGCCCCTCTCGATCATCCAACGAATATTGAAGTACGGCCGCGCGCATCTTGGCGACAAGCTCCCAACTCTCTATCGGGGTGCCATATTCGTCGGCCGAAGTGGTCGCCGGCTTCTGGATGTAGATCACGCTGTCGAGCGTTCCGGCGCGCATTAGTTGGTCGCCTTCATGATCGCGGCAACAGTGACGATGCCGTGGCTGTACGGGCCATGCGGGTCGCGAATGAATTGCGCATTGGTCACCCGCATATCGAGACAAAGAAAGTCACCGAACTGAGCCACGCCGTCGCGCTGTGCATCGATCGTGAGAGCGGAGTGAAGGGCGCCCGCGATCTTTTTGGCTTCAGACAGGCCGATTTCCTGAACCCAAATGTGCAGCGTGGCATAAGCCGTCGCATCCCAGCGCCGATAGACCGTGTGACCTTCCCCGATCTGGATCAGCGGCGAGGTTTCGGGACGTGCCGACCTGTCACGAATCTGGTTGGCCGAAACCAGCGCCATGACTTCTGCAGAAGCTAAGCAACGCGCATTAATTGCAACCTGTAGCGCCAGATTCGGATCAGAACAGGCCATTAGAACGCCCATGCACGGTAAGGCGCCAGCAAGTCGAGAAAGCCGAGCGGCGCTGATTGCGCGGTCAGATTGGTCAAGGCGGCTTCGCGCTGCTCGTAAAGCCAAGCGGCCAACTGCCGAACGGCTTCGTCAACGGGCGCCGGGGTGCTATCGGCGTCAACGTCGCTTGCAATGTATCCGGTCACCCACTGCTTGGCCGCAGCAAGCTTCTCTGTCAGCATTTCGTCGTCATCGTCCAACGTGACGCCGAGATGGTTCTTGAGGGATTCGAGGGTAACAGCCATGGGATTGAAAACCTATTTAGATGCTGTCTTGCGCGGTGGGGGACAGGCGGTCGGGAACGTTCTTCGAGAAGTTCGGAGCTACCCCCGCCCTCTTACGACCGCTCTGCGGAGTTGTTAGCGCCTGTTCGAGGGGCCAGCCGGCATGTACACGGTGGTAAACGATGCTGAGCGGCAGCGAGTATTCACGCGCCCAATCGGTCAATGTTTGGCTTCGTCCCTTGAATTCAATCAGCTTGCCTCGATCGGACTTGCGCGGGTTCGATGAAATGAGCGCCTTCGCCTTAGCGCGGACGAACTCCGGTTCGAAACCGGCGAGATGGCACGCCTCGGCGAAATCCCTATTCGGGGTAGTCAACCAATTGAGTGCCTGCTTTCGCTCTAGTGTGTCGTTCGGCGCGGCTGCATCCACCAGGGCTTGATGGATCACCGCACACCACAGGTTCTTTTCCGGGCTAATCATGAGCGGCCGAACCCACCTTCCTCTCTAATCGCTTTGCGGGTGTTGCAAATGATCGCCATGGGCCGCCAGTTTGAGCGGTCCCAGAACAAGCGCATATCGCCCTTGTGAGCTTGCTTGTGATCCACGCAATCGGCGATGCGACCGCAGCCGCAGGCACAGAAACGGTTCTCGGGCCGGGACAGAAATTCCTTGCTGGCACGTTGCCACTTTGAGTCGTAGCCGCGTGCATTGGCATTGGGACGTTTGCGATCGCGTTCAATCTTGCGCTCACGCTGGCAGATGCACTGAACGCCGAAAGCAACCTTGCGGCCACAGCTACAGATGCGCGGGGGCTTCATCGGCATCACGGCATCCTCGTTACCGCAAGGTCGCCGATCGCGTTCAGCTTCGCACGGGCAACGGGATCGATCTTGCCGGGCGTGGCGTCGATCGTGTCTTCGCTGTCGCCCTTGCCGCCAAAGATTGCTTTCAGAAGCTCAAGCCGTCCCTTCTGAGCCGCAAGGACTTCTGCAGGTGTCGCCCTCCACGCTTGATTAGGGGACCAGCCAAGCCATCCGGTAGCAATTTCGAAAAGCCGATGATGGAATTCGTCGAAGGTGATCGGCTCGCCTTCGTTGCGGCTTTCCTGGCCTTCATCGACCCCGGCAAGGCTCAGAACGAAGCGTGCTAGCGGTTCGGCGAGAGAGTGAAGCGAGAAATGAAGCGCTTCATATTCCATGGTATCGAGGACACCCGACGCATCCGTGATTGCAGAAACGCGGATCAAGTCACAGATAGCCGAATGGTTGCCCTGAGAAACCGCTTGCAACAGCGGGGCGAAACCGCCCCACCGTTGATGAAGCGTTGCAGCGGCCCGCAAGGTCGGCCGCAGCGTCACGAACGATCTACCAAGCGAGACTGTTACGTCCGACAGAATGGGCCGCTGCTTAGTCATTAGGCCGCCTTCCCCTTGACCACGACAACGGCTTCCGGAAGGACCGGCTTGCCACCGACGCGACGCCGGGCGCGCAGCTTCACAATGCCGTTGTCAGCGCCGGTGAAGTCGTCGCGCTGGATCGCAATGCCGGTGCGGTCAACGATCTGATAAGCGCTCGCGTAGTCACCGAAGGCGATCGGGAAAGTCGCGGTCTCAGGGGCCGAACCAACCAACGTATCCATATCGACGGCCGAATACACAGGCCGCCCCAAGAACGTTGCCGGGGTGCCGCTGGCTAGACTGTCAGACCAGAGCGTACGCCCGTTGGTCGATAAATCGGCCAACTTCCGGATGATGCCCATCGTCTCACGACGCATAAGCCAACTGCCGACCGCCGCATATTCGCTCGGAAGCGCATAGTAGGCGTCGATCAGCTTGTTGAGCAGATCGGAACCGTCCTTCTTCGCCTCAACCTGCTCATAGGCGTTCGGGTTGTGCATCAAGCCGGTCGGCTTGCCGTTGCCATCGCCAACAATGAAGGCGTTCGATTCATACTTGGCGAAGCGCTTGGTGATGTGGGAAGAAAGGAACGCCGTCAGATCGATAAACGAGTCTTCGAGAAGCTGCTGGCTGACCGGGACGGTCGCAGCGCATTCGAAGACCTTGATGTTGTCCTGGCCGAACGTCGGTTCGGTGCTCGGGCGCAAACCGTTTTCGGTCACCCACCCGCCATCCGCGTTACCTGTCAGGGTCGGGATATAGATTTCGGTGCCGCCGATGGTCATCACCGACGCCAGACCGCGCAGCGGCGAAAACTGGGTAATACCTTCAATGATCCGGGTGGAGTATTCCGGCGCAGTGACATAGCCGCCCGCAGTGGCAGTGCCGAGATTCAGCGTCTTGCGCTCGATATCGTCCAGAGAGGCGACGCCACCCCGGAGATAGGCGTTCAACGCCTTGGTTTCGATCTTCGGATCATTGTCGTTCGCCGCGATGCCGACGCCCGGCCGATTCAGCTTGGCTTCGATACGGTCCAGCCGATCGGCGAGCTTGTTGTCGTTCGCAGCCTTAGTTTCAACAGCTTCTTTCAGCTCCGAAAGAGCCTTATTCACCACTTCAAGGGACTGATCGCCCTCGCTGGCCGCTTCCTTCAGTTCAAGATTGGTCATGCTACCTTCCTAATTTGCGCCGCAGCGCGAGTGATGGCCGCGGCGATTGCTTGGGCCGAATTGAAGTTCTTCGCGCTGGTCACGCGCGCCTTGGGGTGCGACGGGTTGCGGACCAGCGAGATTTCAAAGAGATCAAGTTTCGAAATGACACGATTGCCGCCCTGACGGGCCGCTTCCTTGGTTCGGAAACCGATGGACAAACCGGAGATCAGCCCGCCTTGAACGAGGCCGCGAACGGAACGAGCGCGAGCGCTTTCGGCAAGATGAAGTCGGCCCCTCACTGAAAGGCCCTCTTCCGTCTCTGTGACTTGTTCCCACGTGCCGATAAGGTCCGCCGGGTCATGCTGAAAGAGCATCGGCAGATCAGATACGGCGAGGTTGAAGGCGCCTTTCTGGATCAGATCGCCAACCGCGTCAGGACCGGCGCCATAAGGCCACGCGATTCCGGTGATGACGCCCGCTTCGTCAATGGCGAGCTGTGCCTTGACTTCGATCTTGTCCATTACGCCTGATCTTCCTCATGGGGATTGCCGAAGTAACGAGCTTCAAGGATCGCTTCCGCGATCGGATATGTTTCCGCGATCGGTCGATCTGCGACGTAGGTGGCGACCAGTTGAGCCGCACGCGCGGGCGGAGTGTTTCCGCCAATAAGCGCTAGGCGGATCACTTCGCTCAGTTCGTTAAGGGCGAACTGTCGAGCGAAGATGCGATGACATAGAAGACCGATGCCGACGCCCGTCTTCTGCTCAAGTTCGGCGATCTGCGCCGCCTTGAGATCAAAGACGTAATCGGCATCACCGAAGAACAGTTTGGTTGCGGTACGACTCATGGCTTACCCGTAGCTCGCAGCTCGGAAGTTGACGTTAGGGGAAGAGATGCCGCTGTAGGCGCCGATATCCTCGATATCGGCGTCGAACGAGACGCCGACCGAGCCGGCCATAACCTCGCCGTAGATCAGCGGAATGGCGTCGCCCTGCGCGCCGGTGTTAGTTGGCCCGGCGATGTTGTAGCTCGGATTGCTTTCGGTCGATTCAGCCGGTTTCGACAGCAGGGTCGCGACACCAGATAGCGCCAAACCAAGACCGATGGCCGCGATCTGACCATAGTTCATACCCAAGGCTAGCGGCGCCGCTTCACTCATACCCGCGATGAAACCGGCGCCGGCAGGTGCCATGAAGATCGCGGCGCCGATCAGCACAACGCCAAGAATGGTTTTCGCAGTGCCCTTGCTAGAGCTGCCTGCCCCCTTCGCAACCGGGATAATGTGCAGCTCAGCGTTGCCAAGGTTGAAGCTGTTGACCAAGTCGATATCAAGCGCGACGCCGGTATGACGATTGCCACGGACAACCTTGAAGCTGCCGCCTTCCAACGCCTTCACGAAGCGGCCCGGAAAGGCACAGTTAAGAGCCCGCAGGGCTTCGCCAGCGGTGCGAACCTGGAATTTGAACTCGCTGCCGAATTCCTTGCGCAGCGGACCGTACAAACGGACAGTTGCCATGCGCTAACCAATCGTGTTGTGAAGAACCAAGTAGGACACGTAGCAATAGCTAGAGAGGTAGTAGTTGTAATAGTTGTTGTATTTCCCACTATTGCAATTGATACCCCAAACACTGTTCGCGTCCGTCGCAACTCCTATGCCGTTCTGCGCGAAATAGGTGGTGTACAGGTGTTCTGATGTTTGGCCGTACTGACAGGGCAGCATTCGCTTTGCGCTCGTCTCGTTTGCGAGCCACCCATTCGCCAACACGATATGGCGACGTGTCGGGTGCGGATTAACGATCGGAACGGAACGCCCTGCATAGCACCCTGGGCCATCCCAGAAGCCGGGGTTCGTATCAACGTAAATCACGCCCTTTTGCTTCACGCGCATCATCTGCGCATTGGCATCGAATAGCACATCTGAAAACGACGGGTTTTCAGGATTGGCCGATGAACTGAGGATTCGGAACGGCGACGGGCCATCTTCGCCAAGCTGCAAAATTGGTTTCATGCCACTGCCCGCCGAAAGACTGCGTAGCTCACAACCTGAACACCGCCACCATTGGGGCAGTAGATGTCCATTTTAGCTGGGCTCACATTGGCCTGAACGTTATTCGCCGTCGAACCGATCGGCGGATACGGCCGCATGAACAGACCAGACACATTGGTGTAATTGCCATTGTAGTCATTGCCGCTGCCCTGCCCGATTGCGATCGTCAACGCTGTTGAGGTCAGCAGTACAAATGGCGTGTTTGCAAAGCCGAAAGGCACAGTAGTGGGGACTGTTGCGGTCGAACCAATCATGATTAGCTGCTCAGTATATTGGTTCAATCCGAGCAACAGATCATCTTCACTGCATGTGTCGGCATTGGCGCCCGGCCTCGACACAAAGACGCCATGGGCGCCGGATGAACGGGGGCCAGCGATCAATCGCGGGATCATTAGCTCCGCTCCTTAAAGATGACATACAAGAGCGTTCCAGCTTCGCGAGCAAAGCCACTCAACGCACCATCCGTGACGCTCAGTTGAAGCGAGTGCGACCAATTGTATTTCCAGTAATCGACGTAGGGGCTATCAAACCATGATTGATAGAGGTGCGGCCGGTCATCACAAATTGACGGACCGGGCAACACAAGCCGCGCCTCAACGTGAGGGATGTAACCGAGAGGCGTGAAAGGAATGACCGATTGCGGCCCCCAAAGGCCTACGTTGATCGACGCCATTCCGATTTGATGGTTGCGCAGCAGATCAGGCCAATCGGAGTTGAATGAAAACTTGCTACTGTCGTTCGGATCATCCGTAAGGACGTTGTAGCCGGGCAGCGTCGATCGCAAGCCAATCGACCCATCAGGCTGCATCCCAATACAGACACGCGGAATAGCTGTCATTCCGTCACCATCGCGGTTGCCGTTGCGGCTTGAATAGCGGGATTGATGAACTGGTCGCCGCCCTCATACGGCGGCCGATTCTCAGCGGCACGGGCTTCGTTGGGATTGAGGATGCGCGCGGCAATCGCCTTGCTATACGCTTCCATGCGCACCGACAGATCGGCGCGGGCGTAGGCGTCAGTAAAGAATTCGGCGAAATACGTGCTGCGTTCCTCGCGCGAAAAGAGCTTCAGACGAAGCTCTCCCTCCCAAGCCGTAATCCAGTGCATGAGAGTGAAGTCGAGAAATTCCTGGCCTAGCTGGGACGAATTCGACCATGTAGCGCGACCCATCTCATAGAGAATGTGGGGCGGGACGCGGAAGATGCGCGAAACCTCCTGAACCTCAAAAAGGCGCATCTCATGGAACTGAGCGTCCGTTGAGTTGAGCGTGAGAGATTGCCAACTAACGTCGGCAGGCAACAAGGCGGTGCCGCCGCTGTTCACGCCGCTGTTCGCCGCCTGCCATGCGGCTTTGATCTTCGTAATAACGTCGGCACTGGCGGTGCTCTTAAGCGAAAGCACTCCCGAGGGTCGGGCGCCATTCGCAAAGAGGCGCGCCGCGTGCCGCTCCATAAGCAGCGACAGGCCGATGGCTTCGCGCGCATCGTGCGCAAGGCCTTTGCCGGACAGCGACGGGCTTGGAATGTGCAGGATGTTTTCGCGCGCGATCGGGCGTTTCTGCCCGCCTTCCTGAACGGAATAATAGATCGGCTCACCAGAGGACCAACCAACGGTCACCGGGGTAACTTCGGGGTCAAGCCGCAGCAGCTCAACGGGCTTGCCATCAACACGGTTGATGAAGGCGAAGCCGCCGTTGGGATAGAGCAGCGCGTCGCGTGTCAGCTCTTGGCGCAGTTTACTCGCGGGCGTCCAATCGTTCGCTTCGTCGTGCAGCAGGCGGTACGCAGGATGGTCGGGCGCCCGCTCCTTCGAGCCATCCGCGCGCCGCTCATAGACGAAAACCGGAAGCTGGCCGATCGCCTGCGAGATCGCGTTCACGGCACAGGCGACCGGCGCGCATTCCATGGCGACCTTGGGGGTAACCCGGATGCCCGCAGCAGAAGGCGGGGCGCCAAACAGCTCAAAGAGCGCCGGATCAGGCGCAGCGATGCTGGCCTTCGTTTCGGCGCCGAATAGGCGATTGATCAGCTTGAATGAGGTTTTCAATGCAGAACACACAGAGAATGGCCCCGGCACGGTGCTGGGGCTTCGGATGATTCCTGTGTGTCTGATCATCGATGCGGGTGCCGATGAACGGCCGCGAAAGCATCGAATTAGACAATAGTATCGAATCGAATTGTGGCGAAAAAGAGTCGGGTTACGAGAAAGCGACCCGATCGACTGTTACGGATTGCACCATATTGTGCACCGCGCAAATCAGTTAAGTGTATGAATTAATTGAGCAAATAGAGAAATGGTCGGGGCAGCTGGATTCGAACCAACGACCTGCAGTACCCAAAACTGCCGCGCTACCAGGCTGCGCTATACCCCGATAGTGCGAAGCGATTACACGGTTCGGGCCGCGGCGGCAAGGCACCGTGGCAACGAGGCGTGGCGCGACCCGGCCGCTGATGGAACCGGGCTCAACGTCCGCTGAACCACGGATGCGCCACCCGGTCGCCGACCGCAATGCCGTATTTCTGCGCGGTGCCGGCGATCACCTCCAGCACTGCACGGGCCGGCGGCCCGGAGGCGATGATGGCCAGCGATTGCGGCTCGGTGTTTTCCGCGATGCGCGAAATGCGGCCGTCGCTGCGAATGAAGATCATGTCGAGCGGAATGAAGGTGTTCTTCATCCACATCGAGATCGGCTGCTCCGGCGAGAAATCGAACAGCATGCCGCGGCCGTCAGGCAGTTCCTGCCGGTACATCAGTCCGGTGGCTTTTTCCTGCTCGGTGCTCGCCACCTCCACCGTGAACACGTGCACCCCGGATTTGGTGACGATTTCCAGCGTCTGAATGTTCTTGGCGGCGGCATCTTTGGCGAAGGCGCCCGTGCCCCCGACAACACAGATCAGCAGCGCGAGCCCCAGCAACGAGCCCGCCACACGAATCACTCGCGACAT